AAAGTTAACTGCACGGTCAATGGCAAATTCTTGAGTTCCTAAACCAATTTGAATTTCTCTAAAAATGTCTAGATCTGATGTGTCTAGCATCTTTGCAAAATCTTCCATTTGATTTAATGTAGAGCCAACTGCCATAGATCTGTTGATATAAACACCAAGAATATCTTTTTCATTTTTTGCTACTTGTTCTGTAAAATTAAATATAGACTGAGACAAAATTGATTTTAAGCCCACGGGCATATCTGCACCTGCTGTATTTCTACTTATTACATCCCTTAGATCTTGATCGTTTCTTACATTTAAAAGTTCTTTGTACAATACTGAGTCAATATCATCTTTATATTCTGGAAGTAGCCTTTGCATTTCTTTTCTGACAAATGTATCTCGTTTTTTTTCTACGCTCATTAATCCACTAGATACGGCGTCATCTAGTTCTGCTTGTTTTACTCTATATAGGCCTTCTCTAGTTGTGTCATCTGTGTATCTAAGTGGTGAAGAACCATATTTAGCTATATTTTGAAGAGTCTTTTCATCTGCCTCTACTAGAGTTGCTTTACCTTCACTACTTAATCTAGAGTAAACTTTAATAATTGCATCTTTAACTTCTTCTTCTGATCTTGTAAAAGTTTCTTTTCCATGACTATTTAATATCCTAAAAAGGTCTTCCATTACATCGTCACCAGATTTCATATTATCCAATGTAGAAAGGAATGACCTTGCTCCATCGTTCTTCTTGCCAAAAAAGTACCTTAATGTTTCCACGTCGTCTAATGCTGCACTTCCATATACTATTTCTTGAGAAGCTGATGGCTGTCTAATGATGCCAAACATTAAATCTCTAACGGTTTTTCCACTTGCATCTTTGTATGATGCAGTCATTAACTTAGGTAAGCCTTTATCGTCTAAGTCAAATCCACCAAGAGCATTGAAGTATTCTTTTACTGCACCTGCGTATAGTAGCATCTTATGATTATTGACCCTAAATTTCATTAGATCTGCGGTTTCTCTAGTTCCATTTAAATCAAACATTATGCTTGAAAAGCCTTTTCTTCCCTCAACAGAACCTACATATCTGTCTAATATTGGATTAACTCCACTCATACTTGCAGCTGCTGTTTCTGAGCTTACTGCAAATCTTGACATACCCGGGCTTACAGGCATGAACAAGTTCATAACATCTCCTGCGGCATTTGTCTTGGTTCTTACTGTATATGCTTCACTTGCGAATAAAGAATGCAACATGTTCATCATTTGTGGAGACTCTCTTGGCCCCACTCCAGACTGGTGTAGTTGTAATATCTGCCTAGCATATTCTTGGTTTCTTAGTCTACTAATTTGCATTGATTGCGGAAGAGAAGAAAAATCTTCGGCAACTGTTTTTTCCAACATATTTCTTATGTTCTTAGGAAGATCATTTGTTTCAACTGCTTTGCTAAAATCAGACATTATTTCAGCTTGATAAGCTTTTATATTTTCTATTTCTGCAGGTGAAGCAAATACTTCTGGATGGAATGCTACGCTAACAGGGTCTGCATATACCAGATCCCTAGGTGATCCAAGTCCACTTAAGGATATCATATTTGTACCAGATGCTAAGCTTAAATCCTCTTTAAGTCCAGACCTACCAATTATATAGCCTACATTTTTAAAGTCTATACCATGTGCTGCCAGCATATCTACAGATTCAAAGGCTGTCTTAACTCCATATTCGCCAACTTGCCCTCTACCTGTTATTTGCTCTAGGTTTGAAGCATTAGTAAGTATTTGTCTTTGCTGTTTAAGTTGAGATAGTTGATACCTAAGTGCGTTAGTGTCCCCAACTCCAGATGCTATATCGCTTTCTATTCTTGATATTTTATTTGCTAAATCGTTTTTTGCGCCTTCTAGAAGTTTTTTATTTAAGACAGCTGTACCATCAAATTCTTTTTCTGCGGAATCCATAATTGATTTAAATATTTTATACTCTTCTGATCCAGGTCCAAATTTGGCCTTAACTGAATCATCTAATTCCTTACTAGTAGAAGCACTCTCAACTAGGTCCTTAAAGCCCCCAGCGTCTAGACTGGTCATTACATCATCTATCGATTTACTTGTTGATACTGCTCTAATGCCAGATTCAATAATTGATTGACTATCTACATTTTCCATTATCTGACCTATATGCGTAACGGATTTTCCGCCTTTAGTTCTTAATACCGTTCCTCTTGCTTGCATGTCAAAGTGTTTTTTAAATACATCTAGACCTTCTTCTATTACAACCCCAACCTTACTTGCTATGTCAGGATCAGTTCCCCCTAGGAACCTTCCAAACATATCTTGATTACCCAAATACGTAGCTATATCTTCTGCAGCAAAAGTTATGTCTCTGTCCGACATAAGGCCTCTAACTCTTTTACCAATTTTAGCTAAATACTCTTCGATATCTCTTGAGGTTCCACCTGCTCCAAAAACTTTTGCAAGTTTTGAAGTGTTAAGTATGTCGTTGCCTAAATGTGACATTAAAAGATGCATTTCTTTTTTACTTAAAGTTTTTCCTCCAACGGAGAGTTGCAATAAGTCTATTCCTTCGTCATCAGCAAAGGGTATGTATCCGCCTATTTTACTTTCTATATTTCTTAAAAACTCACCACTTTTTTTACCCCTAGTACTTTGACTTGCTATAATATTAAAAGATAAATCATCTTCATTTATTCCAGATCTACTTAGAAAATCTAAGAACTCTGCATCTGCTCCAGATTTCAATTGATTAAACCTGTCTTGCATTGACTGTAGGATAATGCCCATTTGTGCTCTACGTGGATTATTCGTAAGGTCTCCAACATATCCGGGTCCAGGAATTATTCTTTCAAACTGAGTTATGTTCATAGAACTAGCTTCTACAAAAGCTTCAGAGATGTCATCATATGCAATATTAGTTGCCCTATTTCTAAATTTTAGAGCTGTGCCTGATGGGTCTAGTTCATGGCTGATAACTCCAGATCTACCAAATTCAGTTCGACGCATCGCTATCTCAGATGCTGTCATCAATTTGTTTACGTCACCACCAAATAAATCTAAAATATTCATATCTATCTAATTCCTGCAGAAACATCTATGCTGTCAGAACCATATGGATTCATGACTGGAGTAATTATTCCACTTAGGCCTTTGCTACTTAATACGTTCCTTAACTTTTGAAGCATATCTGTCTTATCTTGTTGCTTATTAAATTGAGGATAAGAAACATTGGCCAAGTTTGATTCTTTTATCTGTTGAGGATAGTAACCCATCTGTGACATCTCTATACCCATAGATTGACCTATCTTAACTTTAACATGATCCATATTAGTGTTGGGGTGCCATCCTTCCCAAGATGCATCTGGCAGTTCGTGTCTAGTGAAATATTCCTCTAGGTCTGGTCTTTTTTCTACTTCCATTCCCCATGCAGCTTCATAGATTCTTCTTTCTAATCTTCCAGCTGTAGACAAGATTCTTTTGCGATCCTGAACAGGTGCTTCGATCATTTCCCTAAAGTGTTCTCTTTTTCTTTTAGGAATAGCTAAAGACAAAGTATCTATTGGGGCTCCATAAATGTCTGCACCATACATGGTTCTTTGCGCAGCTTGCCTATATTGATTAGCTGCACCTGAATCTCCTGCTTTTTGAGCCATTGAAGATAGTCTAGTATTTTTTACGTAAGTTAATATATCCGTATATTCTTCAAGCGCTAATTCTTTTTTTCTTTCCATTGGGATATATCTTTCCCCAGAAAGAGCTTGCGAAGTTTGAGCTATTGCTGAAGAGGTAAAACCTGTTGCTGCACCAACTAGTGATCCAAAGAACTTACCCCTAGTAGTTCTGCCAAATAATGATCCCGCAACAGCTAAACTTGATGCTGCTACTAGCGGACTTCTCTGAGTAGCTTTATCAATCATTGGAGAAATAAAACTCTCGACTGGTCTTTGCCATTCAGGGAAAGTTGAACCATATACGTTTCTTCTTTCCCAGTCTTCTACAGCGGTTCTTTTTTGCATGAACTTAGTGTTTGCTAGTGTATCTCTATGTGCTAAATATTCGCCAAATTGTTTAGCTTTATAAACATATGGATGTAAACCTTTTTCCTGAGGAGAAGAGTCTCTATATTCATAATTACTAAAGTCATACTTTTTAGTTGTATTTGCAACTTGCTCTCTGATGGTCTGAAGTTTTACTTTTTGACCCGGATCAGTTATCATCGTGTCAGCTAATTTATTAATCTTTTTAAATTGTTCAGAATATGGCGCTACGTCACCTAATATGTCTAATTGATTTAATATTCCATATCTTCCAGTTTGATCTGAATATACTTGGTTAAATCTTTCGTATCCAATTCCAGGTAAACGAAGTTCACCTTCTGGAACCTTAGTAAAAGGATCACCTGTTTTAAAATTAGTAAAGTATTCCGCACCTGGTAAAAATGGATATTGTTTACCCATAGTGTTGGCTATTGGGTTAACGTAATCTACTCCTGTCCTGTCTTTTGGAATGAATCTTCTTACGATTTCAGATACTTCAAGGTTTCCCAACGCACCTTGTGCTGATAGTGGAACGTCGCCCAAACCTCCAAGGTTTAAATCCCAGAATGCCCTACTTGTTCCATAGCCCTTTGAGGCTGACTGCAATACTGCTTTATCTGGCTGAAAATCATTAGATCCAAATCCAAACTTCTCCCTAAGTGAAGCAAAACCAAATCCATAAATACCTAACATTTCTTGACTTCTATAACCTATTTCCCCGGCCTGAAATGACATAGAGGATGGGGACAATGGAGCACCTGCCGGTATAAGGCCTGGTTGCATCACTCCACGCTGTTTAGGTGGCCCATAGGACATTTGCATCAATGGGGCGTTCAGGCCCGCTATAGTGCCCTGTACGCTGGTTCTAGCTGTACCTAGGGAGTAACTGCCTGCAGAAGCATATCCTGCATTTGTATTGCTTATCATACCCCCACCAGCACTTGTGCCGGTTGCTGATCCAATTCCAGAAACCATACCTGCACCTGGTGCACCTGGTTTAATACCGTATTCAGAAAAACCGGATCTTATTGCATCGGCTGTCACTTGTGGTTGATTGTAACCTTGGGCATTATATGCTCCAAATTGTCCAGCTGGGACATAGGAACCTAGCCCTTGCATTAATTCTTGTTCATGCATTAATGACTGAGGCTTAAGAACTTTTCCTAAGGTGGCGTTCATTACTGACGTTAATGGACCAAATGGGCCACTAAAGTATTCACCAGTAACTGGATATGGTCTATCTGCGTAATGCTTTCTTTCAAATCTGTAGGGATCCAATGGCCTCAATGGTGAAATGTCATTGTAGAATAAGAATTTTTCAGCCGGACTTCCATAAGTGTCGGAAGTAAACATTGCTCCAGCTTCAAGCTTTCTATACCATGAGGGGCGATAGTATTGAATCTTTCCACCCTTAAAAGGAGTATTACCCAATGGCCAAAAACGGCCTTGACGAATAGGAACATCACCTTCAAGAAGTTGTTCTTTCTTTTCTTCACCAGTCATTCCACCAGGTGCAATGCCAGCTAACAGGGACTGTATTTCTACTACACCTCTTGCAGCTTTCGTGGTAAAGTATGGAGAATAAACTCTTTCACCATTTTCATCTTTACCTCCAGCCACTCCCCCAATGGTTCTATCTACGGTTAACGCCGTTGTCCCTGCTGCGTACAATGGCAATACTCTCTTGCCAACCATTCCTCTGGCGTAAAGGTCTAACGGACCATTGTATTTAGAAACGTCTAATTGTAAACCAAAAGTTCCAAAATACTTATTTAATCTTTCTACACCTTGTGACATAGGGACAGATGCACCGGAGTATCCTTCTGGATTCTTATATGTATTAATTCCTAATGCACTTTGAATTGCTGCTTTTGGATCTCTACCAAAGACAGTACCAAAAGTTGGAACAAATGTGATTCCCTGACCAGAACCAAGTGGGTCAACAGAAAGATCGTCCAACATATGTGGAGCAGTACCAAACATTCTTTTACCCATTGGCAAGAATGAAGAAAATGGTTTTCTCAAGTTAGTAGACATGAGGCCCATTGTTCCCTTAGTATAAGGGGCAAACAATTCGCTCGCTGCAGATGCCGACCTACTAGCTGTTGTTTGTTGGACTAAACTTATTGCAGCGTTTTTAGCGTTAACAAGTAACTCTGCACCTTGCTTGTAAGTTTGGAAAGCATTAACATTAAATAATGTAGACAGTGCAGCCGCCTGTGCTTCTGCAAACTCTGAGGCTGGCACAGTTGCCTTCAACTGTTGAATTACAGTTTGCATATCTATGAATAACTGATTTGTATTACCAGTTAACATTGCATTGGTTTGTGATATAAATCTAAAAGTTTCAGATTTAATTTCATCTAATCTTGTATTTATAGATGGAGCCCTGCCAGAAAGAGCAGACCTAGACAATAGATCAGCTTCTTTACGTAGTGCTCTAATTCTAGAATATGATTTAGCTATAACAGAAGGATCTATTTCTCCACCAGCTCTTAATCTATTTGCTAAGCCTGGTAATTGTGATTCTAAATCATCTAAATATTGCGTGATTTCTTGAGGTGTTGACATGCTAGATATTTTTTTACCACGAACAAATAAGCTAGCGTTTAACTCTTCTGCTCTTCGCATAAAGGAAGTTGAAAAACCAGAATGGAAAGTATCTTTTCTTACTGTATTATAGGCTCTCAGTAATGCAGCTTCATCAAAACCAGATACGGCACTTCCTGCTTCATCAACTACGCTAAAATTTCCACCACTTATATCTAGTCGAATTCTTTTATTGACGCCACCCTGTCTATACGCAACTTCTTCACCAGTTAAAAGTTGACTCATTATCTTTGGATTATTAACATCTCTATTTCTTCCAACGAATCTAGATACTAAACCAAAAATAGAGTTTGGCTGTTCGGCATCAATGTCCATAGCATTCTTGAAACCACGAGCTCTTTGGCTGTTCCCAAGAACTCTATCTAAGAATCTTGAACCAGATTGACCACTGATATCATAAGGAGTTTGCCCTTCCATGCCCGAAGAAAGTCTTGCATGGCGGCTGAACATTTCCGTGCTATTAGTTGGAACTGGCCTATATGTTCCTTGTAAGGTTTTGCCAAAAACTGCACCAGAAATATTGTCCGTATTATAACTAGTTAGCTTACCCTTAGTTCCTAAGAATCCACCTGTAGTGTGCCACATGTGAAAATCAGATTTAGTTCTAGCTAAATCTCCAAATGGTTGAACGGACATTCCAGGTGAATATTGTAAAGGACCCCTTCTTGCCATGTCGGAAAATGACCTATAGCCAAAAAGATCTGCTGGATTTAATTTAATAATTGGAATGTGAAATTCTGAAGCGAAGAAATCAGCTAAGCCTGTAACAGATTTTTTAATTGATCCAAAATCTAACACTTGTCCGGATCTAGTTTTATAAACTCCTTCTAATGTATTAAATCCAATACTCTTAGAAACCGGATCATTTATAGCCATTCTTCCGGCAAGGTGCGTTATTATTTTCTTTTGATCAGAGCCAACTCGGTCAAATCTTCCAGAAGATATAGCTTCGTCGATCAACATCGGTTTCAAGCCAAATAGGTTAAAACCACCATTAGTTAATCCCGCTGTCATCTTTCTTCTATCAATCAAGAAATCTCTTAATTGATTAAAGTTTTGAGCGTTATAACCTCTTTGTGCTAATTGTTTTTTAACAACTGCGTCAGAAACTAATCTTCCATTTTCTTCTTTAAGTTTGATTCCAAGAACTTGTGCTGTTTTTCTTTGTAAAAATTGTTGTTTTTGTGCACCAAGTGGTCCAACAAAATCTTGGAACTGAGCTTTTTGTGGCTTTAGAAATGTACTTGCGACGTCTGCTAAATCGTTTCTATAAAACTGATTCCATTGATTTGAAATCTTATTTCTTACACCTCTTTGAAATTCTTTAGAAACAAATTGAGAGTTAGTATCTCTTAAAACTTGCTCCATAAATTGCTGTGGACTAGAAGAAGTTCCAGCTATAGTGGTAACATTTTCTACAAACTTATCTCCACCTTTTATTCCAGTATATCTTTGAAGTAGCTGACTGTAGTAATCTTCACCCTTTGCATTTATTTCTCTACGACCTATTGATACGATATTTGTAGGGTCAGAACCAGGACCCATTGGAATATTTACTTTTATATTCTTTGCAAAATTGTCTGCTTCATCGGCAGATAGTCCTTTTCCTTCTAGTCTTTTTGCTAAAAGTTTTTTATACTCAAACTGTTGTTGACCTAAAAAGAAGTCTGATCTATTAAAACTTTTGTCTCCAGGTCCACCACCACCAAGGACTGCAACCTGACCTGCCAGTTTAGAGATTCTACTGGAGTATTGAGCTTGGATTGTATCCATGGCTCTGTTGATACCAGCTCTTGCTTCTGGGGTTCCAGCCCTAGACATTATCTCCGTATACTTTATGGAACTTTGTAGCGCATCGTATCCTTGACCAAATAACTTAAATTCTTGTGCACCCTTTTTAACAGCTTGAGTTAACCCTCTAAATGCAGGTATTGCGTCTAATGCACCATATCCATCATCGATACCGAATGCCATAGCCTTAGCCATGCCTGTAGCCCTTCTGAGGGGGGATTCAGCAGCTGCTATAGACCTTGACCTGGCTTCTTTAACTCCATGCTTAGCTTGATTTAAAGAGTCAACAAATCTTGGTTGCTCTGATAGTGCATTTGCTCCGGCATTAAATGCTGCAGAGGTCTGCGTAGTTTTTTTTAGTATTTTGTTACTTATGCTTGAAAGGTCGTGTCCGACCTCACTTAATAATTCAGTTAAGTCAACAAATCCTTTTGTCGCCTTTTGTTTTACTGGACTTAAACTTTTTAAGCTATCCATTGAATACTTAAATGTATTCAAAGATTTTCTTGATGCTCCAACTGCTGATCCACCTGCTTCAAAAGGAGCAATCATGGTCAACATGTTAACCGTTGAGGTTTTAACAAAGTCGGACACAACATCTACTGGGTTGTACCAATTAACTTTGCTTCTGTTTTCCCCCTCACCAAATAGCTTATCGCTAACACCTCTTTGGGCTACATACAAAGCAGGTAGTTCATACGGCATTCTTCTGCCGGCTCTAACCATTCTTTTTTGAATGTCTTCTTTAAGACCCCAAACAGCAGGAGGTTCATTGACTAAGCCTCTTGACGCTTGATTTAATTCATCGCCAGTTAGATAGCTGTATCTATATATTTCACTATTTGCGCCATCATAACCACTTGTTATATCGTCGCCAACACTATAGGTCAATCTTTCGTATGGATCTGCAACCCCATCTATGTGTCTCTTAACGCCTTGCAGTTCATCAAGGTGTTTTCTTATCTGAGTTATTTCTCGTATTGAAGTAGTACTAAGTGTGTCATCTAACTTTTTAGCTAGCTTTAATCCACCGCTTTTTAAACACTGCGGTCATAACGCCAGCAACAGCTATAGAAGCGCCTGTGTGGGCTACGAAACGCATTATGGGGTGGCCGTCTAGCCTTTTAGATAAGACACCAGAATCTGGAGATGGGCCCTCAGTCTCGCCATCTGCATATGGCATGTCTCTAGAGGTTACACCATAGCCTAAGTTGTCTATTGGTCCACGGTCCCTATTCAAGATTGCTCCTAGTTGATATTAACCTGCTCCCCAAAGCTTCTTGGCAATTGGGTCACTATACTGAGCTTCTCCCTCTTTCTTAGAGAGGTCATGACGTGCTGCAGCTTGCTGTTCTTTGATCTTTTCTTCTTCTGGATCTATTAGTTGCAACGTCACATTTGTTGGTTCTATTCCGTATATGCTTTGTTGTATTTCTATAATCTTTTCAGATAAAGCAACTTTTTCAGCTAATTGTGAGAACGTCATTTCGTCTAATTTTTCGGGAGAGTATGAATTAATAGTAGCCAAGACAAAAGCTTTCATGAGGTTTCTAACCTCACCTGCACTATCTCTTTTTTCTTGTAAGATATTTTTAGCTAATCTAGCTGAATAAAACCCCGATACATCGACTATCTGTTTTGCTAAAGAAGATACTATACCAGGAGGTAATTTGTCTACGGAAAAATCTTCCGGATATACGACAGCATACTTTATGACAAGGTCTTCTGCATCAATGGATGTATAATCTTCTGAATTTTGGTATTCAACTATTTCATCATATTCGTTGAAGGTTAGTTCTCTGAATACAATATCTTGTCCCTTAATGGTGACAGTAAATATGGAACCATATTTTTTCTTTATCTCATGAAGTTTATCTGGTTCCATATTCTTGTTAGAGTTGACGGACTTCCAGCGCTACGAAGCCAGAAGCTTCAAGTACTTCTTGTGCGATAAGCGATGGTACGCCGGCCATGATGCCATTCATGTCCACTCGTTCATACTGTGGGTACAATATGCACAGTTCAGATATAGCTTCTTCGTTCCACATATTTGCTTCAGCCGAAGACAGCTGACCGGCTTGTATCAGTTGCTCCATCTTTTTGACAACATTCTTATACTCTAAGCGAGTAAGTGTGCGCCATGCAATGTGTTTGTCAAAAGTAATTGAAGTAACATAAACTTCACCAAACTGCTCTTTCCATCTCTTGATCATTCCAGCAGTTGGACCGTCTTTCCATATCTCTTCGTCGTCTGGAAGATCTTCTACTCTGTTGATTTCTTCTTCCGCTTCGTCAATGATATCTTCTTGCGAAATTGTACTTACTTCGTCTACTTCTAATTCTTCTGCTAATTCTTCATTTGAAGAAATAACTACTTTTCTTTGGTTTGCCATTTTATCTCCTTGAACATTAATGATCACTTTACATTATACATTTAATTATATTTAATATCAATTATTAAGATTGATTTGTTCCATAACCTTCTACGGCTGGGTTGCGCTTTGATTCTTCAGACTCTGAAGTGACTGTAGATGTTAACTTTTTGATAAACCCAAGATCAGCTTCAGTAAGATAATAGTCCCTAGCCATAAATTGATAATTTTCTGCTATAGGTTGCCCACCAGCTGAATACATTGTAGACATTGATGTTAGATGGACTTCCTGTAAGATAACTTTCATTGGACTAACAATACTTCCGATTTTTAATAGTCTTTCGTTAGTATCTGTAACCATCATTCTGTCCAAGTTATCTACAGATTTATCTTCCACTGAAGATGAATAACTATTAGGACTCAATGAAGCCTCTTGTGCTCCATAAAGTACTACAAAATTGAATGGGGGATGGGCACTAAAAATATTATGACTTGAATCTACAACGTTTTGGGTAAACGGATCAGATGTAATTCTATCCAATTGAGAATAGGCCCAATACTTTTCTATATTTTTATCATCTTGCGCTGTTTGGGTTACAATTTTACCTTCTGCATTTGCGGTTCTATAGTTTCCAGGCCTGAGACTAGAAATAACGTTATTCTTTTCAGCTTTTAAAGATGCACTGTTTGATCTAACTTTAGCTGCCTCTTCTAATAAGTCAGTCATCCTTCTTGGATGCCTGGTGTAGACTGTAAACTCTCCGCTAATTATTCTTGTTCCTAAAAGAACTGTATCAAAATTATAAGACCAAAAACCATACAATGGTTGTTTTTCTTGTCTAACATTATAGGCAAAAGATACAATATCTAATTCATGTTTAGGCTCAAATAAACCATCTATATAAACTTTAACATCTTCGCCAGAGAAGTAGTAATCATAATAATTACTAAATCTTTGATCCCTATCATTGTACTGATTTCCACCAGCCCAAACTTCATCTAGCGAAGCAGAAAGTGGATTATACCTCTCAGCTGTCAACTTATTCTCCGTTAACTCTTAATATGTATCTTCTACAAAGTTATTATACAGGGTAGAAACTTGACCTTCAGTATTATCTCCAAATATATTTTTATTTATTTGGTTAACTAAAGTTTGATATTCTGATGTCATATTTTCTTTTTCTTTATCGCCGACCACATGAACTAAGGGCTGTATTCCCCTGGCCATATAGGTGTAGGTCTGTTCTGTAATAAGGTCATCAATAGACATCGTTTGACCTTCGTCAACTATAGTAACTCCAAATATCTTCATTTTAGAAGCTACTCCATATTCATTGAAGAATGAAAATACAAGATCAAACGGTGGAAGCATATCGGCCAAAGGTGCAAAAAATCCTTTTTGATCGCCAAGATATGATCTATACTGTTTTATTTTATAAAATGCATACTCATTAAACACTGTGAAAATTAAAGAACCAGCTATTGTCCTAGACCCTTTAACAAAACCCCTAACATTAGAATGCCCAAGAGTTCTTATTGGAGAGTTTTCTCTGTGTATGGAATAGGATACGGTTTGTAGTTCGCCCAACTCTATTACATCACCAGTACTATTTATTTTTCCATCAACGCCTATTATTGGTATAACCATTGTTGCTGTAATATCTGCACCAGAATAGGACATATTGGCAAGAAGTGGATCCCAAGAACTTGCAGAATTTTCCGCATTTGTATTAGGTACTGCTTGGGAATTTATGACTGGCATTTAGTTTCTCCTATAAAATAATAATAGTGCACGAAGATACCCCCGTGCACTATTATCTAACTACTTTATTAAAAATTAAGGACGAATTATGGTTGAATCTAGACCGTTTCTAGTTGGATCGGTCAATGTAGCATCGTTGTTTCTATCAACGTTAATTGTATACATTGGACCAAGCTCTCTAGCCACATAGGTCATTGTTTCTTCAATAACAATATCGTCCATCGATGCGCCTGAACCCTCATTGAGAAGTTCGCAACCATAGATTGATCTTGCTGCTGCATTACCATATTCGTTTACAAAAGTAATTGTAATGTCGAATGGAGGAATCTGGTCAGCGTAGTAAGGGACTTTCTTTACTACGTCTTTTGTCCATCCCTTTGGATTGTTGTCTGAAGCCAAACCAGGAATACCTCTGCCCAATGTGCCTGCATCACCTGGAAGGGTGTTGTGAGCTCTTGTGTAGAAGTTCATGTTGCCACCGGCAGCATAGGTTCTGTCCAACATTGTATACAGTGCGGGACGATCAAACACTGTAAATATTAATGATCCAGCGATACCGCGCTTACCTCTTGAGAAGGAACGTGGGTTTGGTGAGCCCATTGTATAAATTGGTGCTTTTTCTCTTGTTACTGAAAATGTAATTCCAGACAAAGCTCCAATTTCAATTCCACCAAAGGTAGCTACGATGTCAGCACCAGAGAATGTGGTGTAAGTATTTAGGTACTTATTGACTTGTGAATTTTCGGCCATTTTTTATTACCCTCCAATCGGTTAATTATACGTTAATGGCTATTTGCACTTGAATCATCTTGAGTTCAAATGCTGGTGTGATAACGAGGTCTACAATCGCTTTATTTTCATTTGGAATATAACTAATATTATAGTCACTTTCCAATATAGCTCCTAATAGCTGCATTCCTCGAAGTGCTGAAGAAATCGCCGTTTCCATAGAGTTTCTCATCTGGACGGTTGACGCTTCTCCAATAAATTTTTGTGTAGCTTGACGGATCAAGTTGGCTGCTTCATCAACAATTCTCTTAGTAGACAATCTTATAAAGTCTGAATCTGCTGCTCCAAATGTTACTCCATCACCAAATACTGCAATCTTATTAAAGTTTAACACTACAGTATTAACACCTTTACCAGCTAAAGTCTCCTGAAGAGTTCTTGTTGGTACATAGCGCAGTGACTGCACATTGTATACTGGTTTGTTTGTAATGGCTGAATATGAAGAAAGTCTACTCATACCCGCTGCTGTTGCACATGCTCCGTTTGAATAACCAAAATCAACACCATTTGAAGAATATCCAACTGGCTTTAACTCCGTAGCTACTACAACAACGTATGGACCGAATTCTTTCATTGCTGCTGCTTCCTTACTTGTAAGAGCAGAAAGGCCGAGGTGAGTACTCACTTGAGCTGGGGTCATTGACTCATTATTATTATTATCATATGGAGCAATGCCCATTACGGCAATACATGGGTGACTGTTCTCAGATATTTCCTTAACTTTTTCACCAATCTTTTTTACCCAACTATTTCCGAATGTTGCCGAGTTGTTAGCTACAAAACCAATACTATTTGCGTTTGGTGTTGCTGAGCCATTCCAGTCGGTACTATTGCCACCTCTACCCCAGGGTACGATGATGTCCGGTAAAACAGACTCAGCTGCAGCGAACGCAGCAGAAAGTAATTCTGCAGCTGTTCCGCCATATGTTGAGCTTGTTATAGTTCCACTAGTGTCACTGAAGACAGTGTCAGCTGGAAGTGGTACTAAAAATATTCTTTGTGCTCCTGAAGAAACTAGTTCCAGGAACGCTTTATGAAGATCACTACCTTCTCCAAAAACGTCAATGACGTCTTTTTCTGTAGTAGCTTGTTTAATGTCAAGATCTTGTGTATTACTTGCATTGGTCGCGCCGGCTGCTCTTTTGGCAATAGCTACGATCTTTGGCCCGCTTGGGGTATCTTGACGAGAAATGCTGTAAAAGCGATCTCTAATTAGGGTTGTTACGCCAGGTATAGCCATCTTACTTTGAACCTCCGACTAATCGTTTTTGGGTTAATCTCATCTAATAGTAACAACCAACTTATAAAAATAACGAGGATAATATAGTTAGGCTATTTTTTTATAGAATTATTTACATATCTGGAGTAGCTGTTTGTTTTAAGTCTATAATATTTAATTCTATATTAGAATAGTCAGGGGTTGCAGACTCCAACAACTCCTGCTCAACAGCCATATAGGTTCTTACATCTATAGCAACTTTTTCTATATTGTCGACCTCTGCGCCATACAACTTTTCCGTAGTCAACATATATGTTACAGACCTCCTATGTAGGTCCTTGGAATTTCTTTCTAGCTCAGTGTCAGAAAGCCTTCTTGCATATACTAATTCTGCTGCGCCTAACCTCTTAAACACCGGAGTATATTCCAACATAAAATCTTCAAAAGCTTCTATTAAAGAATCTGCCAAATAGGCATTATCTTGATCCCCACCCATTGTATTGGGGTCTTGATCGTAATTAGAACTAATGTGAGTAACAGCTGTAAATGAAACAACGTTTTGAAACTTTTGACCGTATATTACAACTTTATCTTTAGGGTAGCTATATCTCATTCTAGGTTTAGGCTCTACTGAATGTGCCTTTCTTAACTCTAAAGAATAGACCATAACACCATCAGTTCTTTCCCATGCCCCTATTTTTTCACCGGTTATTGGGTCGACTGCATCTGGGTTATACCAAGTAAATGCTGAATCGTTACTGGCTGATGGTTTAATTGGATACTTTGGATAAGATTGTTCCCACAGTGTTTTTACTGCAGCTATAAATTCTAAGTAGCTTAAGTTGCCATCGGCTTGAAGTGGTTCTCCAAATTTTACTGCAGAATAAGAATTCACTAAACCAAATTTAGGAAAACCTTTTTGCCATCTCCATTGTGTCATATTATGCTCCCGGTCCAGCAGATAGTGCTAAGTCTATTTTCCTCAATCCCAATGAAGAGATAACACTAATCTCCACCATTATATTACCCTTCGTGACTAAAGATGGAGTTATTTTAAATTCAAAATCTGAGATTATTTGTTTCTTCTTCAAGGAAATCAACATTGTTGATATTTTATCAGAAACAATATCATACCCCATGTGTCCAATGGCGTCGTCCGCAAATATTCTAACCTCACTCGCTATGTAGGCCGCTAATCTTAACTGAGGGGATTTAGAAAAAACAGAATTTAAATTTGATAAAGTATAATCATTAGAAATATAAACTTCAAAAGAATTCCCTCTTCTAGCTCTTTTGCCTCTATATATAGTATTTATGCCTATTTCTTCTAATTGATTAATTTCAGCATTTGTTAGATCTACCCCAAACAAGGCCATTGCCCCAGGTATTCTTTTTCTAACTATCCCCATATTTAAGTCGGCGGAAGCAAGCATGCCAGCGAATGCCGCTGCTATAGATCCAACATATGTTGTATTTAAAAACGTGTGTGAGAATGTTGCCTCTCCGTATATCGGAATAACATATCTACCTTTATCCCCAGTTATTTCACCTTTGTAATTATAGGTAGTATATTTATTAACTAAATTAGAATTTGATTTAATCAAATCTATATCAGACACAGAAACACCATTTGTCCTAGAGCCGATTATTCCCATTTGAACAAATCCAGTACCATTATGAAATGCCTCACAGTAATCCGTTAGCTGTGTCAAAAAATCAACAGATCCAGTCTTTATAATAGATGTTTCAAGTGGCACTACTATGTCTATAAAATCTAATTCTTTAATTATTGAATAAGTTGTTTCAAGTCTTTCATAATATTTTTGATAAAATGTTTTGTAAGCAGGTGTTGCATCATTGATGTTAAAATAAGAATATGGAACATTTCTTTCGTTTAAATCAGAAACGTATTCAGACATTGGTGCTACAGCACAAATAAATATATCTCTAGCTCCTGCGTCATATGCGTCTAGAACCCCTCTTAGAAGAGGACTCTTTGTGTCCGCCCCAATTAAATCTATAGCATTTTGTATAGATTTAATTTTAATTGGATCATTAAGAACCATGTTATTAGCGTGACCCAATAGGAGGATACTGCCCGTATTGTAGGAATCTAAGTCTCTATATGATGGTCTGTAGGTAATGGAACTTGATTTGTTTGTTGTTGGACTAGTCGGCGATAATTCATATTTAGAATCCTTAACTTGAAAGCCAACCTCAATAGTTAATGTCAATCCATCTTTTATTGTTTTTGCTATTACTGTATAATTCCCTGGGAATAAATGACCTGAGACTTTATAATGAAATATAAATTCTGAATTTTCATTTTTTTCTATATAGATTTCAGGATCTGGCGTAGCATGACTGTTTAAGTATGATATCGGCGTAGATATTACGCTACCTGCTAGTGCGTTACCTCTTACAATGGACACTATAACGTCCTGTATCGGATCCTGCAGTGTTGGGTCGTAGACTTCACCATCGGCAGCAAACAGCAGCCTAAAAGTTATATTTTGATATTTAGAAACAATTAACATAATAACCTATTTATCTCTGGTAGCTCCGGTTCTCCAGTATACTATCTTACCTCTTCTACCCCTTAGTGGAACAGATGTATCTATAATATAAAAAACCTGAATATTGCCATCATTTGGCCAATTTTCATATACCCTGTCGCCTTCTTGTGGATTTACATTTCCTTCAAAAAAATATGTTACATCGCTATCTACTACAATGCCTTCAATCTCTTCTTGAGCTGAGTGTGCCAATGTATTTCCCCCAGGGAATACACTTCTTGTTGTAACTCTTTCTAAATCGTTTGAATAATTTCCGTTAGCCAATTTTCTCTGTATGTAGACGTCGTATCCCCAATTTTTAAGAATGTTATTAAATGATCTTTCAAGATTAATCATAACTTCTTATACCTCTTACCGGCATTGGGTCGTCAATTGCACTTACGTTATCACTTTGGGCGTACAACTCTCTATTGATTAAGTAAACAGATTTACCAGTCTGTGGGTCAACGTTTCTATTATATCTAGTAATTTTTCTAGTTGGTAAACCTTTCCACATAACATTTCTAGGGCCGGTTTTATGAGTTAACATTTCTCTTCTAATTACGGCAGCAAGCTGACACCAGGTAGTAGCAGAAGATCTATCTATTTGAGTTCTTGATATTGGCTTGTGCACGACTGTCAAATCACCAAGTTGTACAGACATTTCATCGTCTGGCGATCCGTGAGCATAAGTTCTTGAAAGCTCACATGAAGTGGCTGCTTTAATATATTCTAATGCATTGAACGGTATGTCGGCACCGGTGATGGTGTCTAAATAGGAATTTATCTGCTTAACTTCTATGGAGTAATAGTGTATAATTTCTCCTATTTCCAACAACGTTGCATCTGGGTAAAAATTAAGAATCTCTTCTGGATTAAGGTAAAGTGGTTCGACATCTGGAGCAAAGGTTATTGTTTCATCCGCTCTTAGTGTTATAACTGGTTGGTATTCATCAGTTGGACTACTTACATAAATCTGTTGACTAACTGTTATAGAGGTCGCGTCTGCAAAGGTTCCTATAAAAGTTATTCTATAATTATCAGGTAAATCTGGAGTGAAGTCATAATAATATGAAGAAGTCGATCCAGATACAGCCTGTGCGTTTCCCGTCTCTACAGAAACATCTTTAGAATTAAATACGTTAACTGCAACTGAAGTTGGAGAAACCTCAATTTCATCTCCAGTAATTGGATCTGTATCTATAAATCTAACTCTAATCCTTATAGTGTCATTTATAAGAATATTTCCAACAGTCATATAATCTCCAAAGATAACGGTTTACGCACAATAGTAACGCAATAATATACTATATAAACCTAAACTTGCTGTAGACTAACAGTAGCTGTCCTAGAGGTGCCTAAAACTTCTAAAGAAATTTGTCCAGTTGGAGCAAAATCAAGAGAAATAACCCCAATTGTAGTCGAGTTAGAATTGTCACTCACTGTAGTAAAACTTATAGTTGGAGTGCCAATTCCAATTAGATTTATAATACTAGAAGGAGAAACACCTATGTTTCCGTTAAATGCAATAGATGGGGCATTGTAAGACAAACTGGCATTGTATAAAAGACTCATCTGCACCCCTCCTTGTTCCTTATTATAGTAACGATTTAAAGTTGAAAATTCTTTTTACCAATCCTATTATTAACATCTTTTATTAACTCTGGCATCCACTGTTTTTGCTCATTCTGCTGCCCAACTATTTCCTCTCTGTCGAAAGAGGTGCCGTAACAGGCTATGCTCAAAAAAGCATAACGCTGCCCTAAATCGACAGGATAGACCTCATGCCTACCGATATAACTAGATGGGTATATCGCAACTGATCCAGCCTTTGGTTTCCAAACATATGGAATATTTGGAAAATGAATTTGTCCACCAGTATAATTAAACTTATTCAGCTGATCTTGTGAGTCTACGCAATTATTTAAATATAAATTAATACTTGAACTATTGTGCATAGAGACCTGATTACCTGTTGGCTTTCCCCACTCATGAGGAACTTGATCATCACAGTGCTGACCTATTCTTTGCCCATTTTCATATCCTGCAATGTGTCCATTTGGTCTCCACCAAGAAGTTGTTGCAGCATCGGGGAAATAGCAGCAATATTCTACAAGAGCGTCATACAATGCATTCTCTAGTGAATCTATGAAATTAATATATTCTTGAGGAACAGGACAATCTAACTGTTTTCCTTTTGTGTCCAAAAATCTTTGTGGTGCCTGCTTAACGTCTTCTAGTTTAAATTTAAAACCAGTTTTATTAACAGCGTACTCTACACCATCTTCCTCTATATAGACAAAAGTGTCTTCTTGATTCTTTCGAATCCAATTAATGTATTCAAAAAGAAAATCCTGATCTATGTCAATTACATCTTCGCATATTACTACGCCCATTCCAACATGTTTAGATTTCATAAGGTTCCTTAATAATTTGATTTTGTAATATAAAACTGAGGAGAATCTTCTTTGTACCCAGATTCTAATAGATGTTTTTTTAGATCTTCTCTAAGCGTGGTCATATAAACGTTTGTTGCCTTTTTCGACAATTCAGGTTCTTTTAAAGGATCTGCTACATATTCGTGAACTGCAGGATTTGGAGTTCCTTGACTATACCATCCAAGATAGCTGTATCTAAAACCTTCTTTTACCGGCTTGACCTCATGGGCTGCCATGTAGTTGGATGGAAAGAATATTATATCACCCTTCTTAGGAGAGTAATCTATGTCCAGATAGTTAAAGTAGTGATGTCCACCAATGTAATTTTGCCCGTCTAAATCTTCTTTATTATCAACTGAATCATTAAAGTAAACTAGACTTGTAACAACATTTCTTAACGCCAATTGATCTTGAGGTTCTAAGATTCCATATATATAATCGCCACTGATATCTGAATGCGAACCAAGATAAACATCTTTTGGATACTGCAATATGTGACCCTTAACTTTCCACCATACGCATTTGTAAGCTAATGGAAATAGCTCAAAGTACTGCAGTAAGCATTTGTCTTTTGCTAACTCTATAAAAGAAAAGAGATCACGTAGATCTTCATTATCCTTGTAATGAATCGCACTAGCTCTCTTTGGCATGAGGTCAATACTTTCTTTATTAAAAAAGTATCCACTTTTATTTATGTATATTTCTTTACCAGTTTCAGGGTCTATGCCAGAAGAGTACATTTCGTTCCACTCTTCTTCTATTAGATCATTTGATCTCTTAATTAGATTCTCCCAATCTAAATCGAGACAGCCTTCAAACACCACTACTCCACCACCTAAGTGTTTAGGTTCTACTTTGTTGAAGATCATATTATACCAATTTCCTTATTAGTATTGTTGCTAGTCATCGGTCTGTTTGCTGCCTCAGTCAACAAGGCCAATGTCTCCATATCTGTTTTAGAGTGCCTCTTTTTTATTGATGCTAGATAGTCTTCCACTATGTTCGGCATCCATACTTGACCGCTATCCATCACCTCTGAAGGTTGTCTTACATTTATTCCTCTCGCTGGATCGTTAGATCCCTGTGCAAAGTAACCAACGTAAGCATATCTTTCGCCTTCTTTACATTCCAAAACCTTGTGGGTACCAAGATAATTAGAGGGAAACATTAATACATCTCCTGCTTTTGGAGAATATGTAAATTTTGCGTATGGAAAAACTATTTCTCCACCAATGTAATCATTATTACTTCTTACTTGGCTATAAGAAGAAGCTGAATTATTAAAATAAATTAGCCCACCTAAAACATTTCTTATTGCTAGCTGTTGATCTGGTTCTGCTCCTGGTTGATAATTGACATCATTGTCACAGTGCTTTCCAAATCGCCCGCCTTTTCCATATCCCACTATATGACCTTGAGTTCTCCACCATAAGCAGGTCAGTACCATAGGAAACATCTCTACGTACCTAAGCATGCACGAGTAAAGAACGTCTTCGCAAGCCTTAAAAAAGTCAAAGTATTTTTTGTCCAAACCTTCATGCATAAAATTCATGATATGATTGCACGCTATGTCTACATCTTCTAGACTGTATCTATGTCCACTTCTGTTGATTGCATACTGTGGATTTCCTAGATCATCATTAATGAAAGTGAAATCATCTTCTAAAGCCTTTAATCTTAAAGATCTTGCAAAGTCTAATATATAACCATGTTTGTCCATTGGAAGTACGTTCTTAAAAAGAACAATTCCCATATCATGTATTTCTATATTTTCTTCTTTTATCTCAAACACTATATCAACCTAGGTTCTGTTCCGCATGGCCCTTCTGGAAGAAGATCATTTGACGGTTGTGAATCTTGCTCTTTATTCAGCTCAACAACGTCATGACTTTGTGCATACTGAGTGATTTCTCTACCCTGATAAACTGGATTCCATCCAGCTTCTAATCCAAATTCTCCTGCTCTTTTTTCCCATCTGGAATAAGGAGTTCTGCAGTACATCTCATAATCATCATAGATATTATTAAACCATACAGGAGGACACCACTCAAAACTTTCTGACGGTTCAGATATTACTACATTTGCAGGTATGTCAGATGAGCCCTGTCCAAAAAATGTAAGGTATGAGTACCTAACTCCATTTCCCATTCTTCCAACGTCATGCGCTGCAACATAGTTTGTTGGAAAGAATATAATATCTCCCTTTTGTGGCTTGTAAGAAACTGCCAAATGAACGAATCTTAAATGTCCACCTGTAAAATTTTTACCGTTTAATTCACTTTCGTCATCAACGCAATCATTTAGGTATACTAAGGCTCCACAAGTTTGTCTAGACGCAACCATTCCTTTTGGCATATACCTAACGCCATTGGTTACTTTGTAATTTGTGTCATTATCAGCATGACATCCTAGTATCCCGCCATCTCCATATCTAAGAACATGGCCTCTAGTTTTCCACCAAATAGAACCAATCATCAGTGGGTAGTAATCTATGTATTTAATCAAGCCCTTATATATTTGATCTTCTAAATAAATGAAAAAATCTTTTATTTCTTTTTCAGTCTTAGGATTTACCGGATCTAATATTCTTACAGGAGCTGCTGGAACATCTTCCATCCTATATTTAAATCCGTCTTCATTAATCCCATATGTAACGCCATCTATTTCTTTGTATGACCATCTATTCTTATGTGCTTCTTCGGCTCTTGAGTCTATGTAGTCAAGGACTAAATCCTGGTCTATTTTAAAAGCATTTCTAACCACCACTATGCCAGGTGCTAATTCTTCTGCTTCAAAATCTGCTATTTCTTTTATGGTTGTTTCATCAAAATGAGGAGATACTGGATATGCAGTGGAACTCATTCTTGATTCATCTTTTTGAAAAAAAGAACTACTATCTTCCATCATCCCAATACCTCATCTATAGCTTCTCTGATAGTCCACCCAGCGCCTTGGATTCTAGGAGTTTCGTCTAATGGCATATCTTGCCAATTAAACCTAGATATCATTATTCCATCTCTGCTAACTAAAAACTTTTCATAGTTATGAGAAATTCTTGCCAATGCTTGACCTGCTAAATTTTGTCCTTTTTGAGCTTTTTCACTACTGTCTGCTGCAAAGTCTGAATAAGCTCTTTTTTCATAACCTTTAAGAAATGCAAAAGCTTCGTGTTCATTTTTTCCATTTACTTCAACTTTTTCAAAAATAGGAAAAGTAACAAAAGGATAATTGTGGTTAATAAAATCTGCTATTTGTTCATTGGTTCCAGGATCCATTGATCCAAACTGATTGCAAGGAAATGCTAATACGGAAAAACCTCTATCGCTAAATTCTTCATGCACTGACTGTAATTGGCCAAGTTGTCTACATGTTCTTGCGTAAGACCATAATTTTGAACACTGTGGTTGATAGCCATATTTACTAGCTATATTTACTACTAAAGTTATTTTACCTTTGAACTCAGAAAGATAGTTTTCTCTCCCATGTATTGAAGAGACTGAAAAATCATAAAAAGACATTATTTAACTCCAACAAAAGAAGTTACTAGATATTGATCTATCTCTAGCACTCCAGATATTTTATTATCTTCTATTAAATCTGCAGTTATTGATATAGTTGTTTTAATCGGAAATTCTGTTTCTAAGGAACAATGAAAAGTATTGTGCTCGAACGTAGCGTTATCGAATGTTGAAGATCCTTTTTCGTGAGACACTGATCCAGAAAAAAAAGAATTTGTTGTTTCTATATTTAACATATATTGCTCTTCACCAAATGGAGTATTTACAGCTAGTGTCCACTTCCCTAGTATGTTTAATGAATTAATTATTTGGGTCATAAGATAATTATATCACACAATAATATTTTTATTCGTAAAAAAAACCACCAGTAGAAAGGGCTAAAGGCGGATTGTCTTTGTGCCAAACGTTTACGACTAAGACTTGCCTAATCCCAGATTTAGCAGGTGTTGTACCGTGTACTAGGTGGCCGGCATCAAAAATTATCAGCCTATTTCCCTTATACGCTATTCTTTCTCTATCTTCTATTGGCGATAGGTATTCTTGATCTTTAATTTTATCTAAAGATTCTTTACTGCCATTTGTTAATTTATTTTTATGGATTTCTAAAAAACCACCATCTTCATTTTCTATGCCGTAGTAAATGCACCCAGAAACAGGACCTTGAAACATTTTATTTTCTTTATACAGAAAAGTATCTTCATCTACGTGAACATCTATGTACTGACCGGGAGTGTATGATCTGGTCCAATACTCAAAACCAACTATGTCGTCATGTGGCCACTCCATATTTTCTGACCAAATTTGTTTTATAACTTGTTTTTTTAATGTATCTGCTGGACTTCTCCACCAGCCATCCCAAAACATAAATGGAGAGTAACAGCTAGAAGATTCTTCGTGATACATCATTAGATGAGCAGCTATCTTGTCTTCATTTCCCATTGATTGAGGAAAAAATAAACTATCTTTTAGCACTTCGTCATATAGATCTTTGTCTAGGTAGTTATCTTTTACTATCATAAAAATTAATGCCAATTATACAGCTAACCCTCATAGGCTGGGTGTGGTGTTTTTTTAATTTCTCGATACTGCTTAATCAATTCTCTATCTTGCAAGTAGATATTTTTGCCTATAATATCAGTAATAGTATTATTTTTTTCTTTATAAGAAGGACCGCTACAGTACGCTTTGTCCAGAATATCTACAGAAGTAGTTGAAAGTATATCTAATTCATTTTCAATACAAAATTTATATATTTCAGTTTCAAAAAATGTTTTTTCTTTTTCTATCATAGAACTTGGAATATCCAAATCTTCTGGATAGTTCTGAAATAAAGAACCTAATGTTCTATATCTTAATTTTGACATAAACCATTTCTTAAATTTTTCTGGAACAATTGAGTTTTCTTCTATAGACTTTCTTGGATCTTCATCACCACTTAGATATAGAGACAAAACAGTATCAGGCTGAGATTCTGCTAGTTCATCTAATGCATCTTGCGGAATTGCCCAGTCTGTGAATGCTTGATTGCATCTAACCGCAATATTGCTCTCAGAGTTCCATGGATCTTGATTTAGTAAATTCCATTCATATGCCATTTTTACAGCATGAGCAAAAGTTCTGCAGTAGTAAACACGAATAGGCCAGTCTTTATAATTTCTATCATTAAGTTCGTTAAAATACTCTACTTTTACTATGTAGATATTAGACATTGAGGATAAAAAAACCGTCCACCCCTGTACGTGTTCGCCACCAAGCTGACTTTGATCACACATACCTGATGCACCTTCTTTATTCATATCCAAGAATCCAACTGCAGCGTAATCCTCAAGATCACATCTTCTAGAATCATCCACCGGAGAAGAAACTCCGCCTTGTGCTTCTTGGTAATTGCTTACAGATTGCATTATCATAAAACCGTTTTTATTTTTATCATAAGAATCACTTAGTACGTCTTCAATAAATTCATAGTTTTCAAATTGTATATCTTCTGTATAATTTTGTGAAACAACTCTATATACAAAATCAGTCTTATAAATATTAATTTTAGTAAAAGCTATTAAGGTCTTACTGCCAATGTCATATATGTCATAGTTTATATATTGCTGCAATCCGGCAGGGTGAACTGTATTTAACGTAAATTGCTCTTTAATAGACGTTACGGCATAACAGGCATAGTTAGACGGATTATATTCTTCAATTGCTTTATACTGCATTTACACTCCGATTATAAGGAAGATATCTTAATGTCTATATCTTTTATCTTACAAATTATATCATAAATATCATTTTGCGCTGTGCTGTTTTCAGCAGGCGTAAAGCTGTCTTCGTCAAATTCTTCTGGATCGATACCCAACACCGACAGCCTCAAGATTAAGGCTTTTTCAAGTTCTGCTTTTACCAACTGGTATGCTTCTTTTTTTTCTTCAGAAGATAGAGTAAATTTCATATATTATTCTTCTAATAAGGATATTTGATTATTTAAATTTTCTAGTGAATCAAGAGCTTTTTTTAGATTTTGTCGTGTGCTTATAGTCCTTAAATCTGTTGGATCAACTGATGAATCTTCCACTTCAAATGAGGTTTCATCAAAACTGTCTGGATTAATTCCTAGCTCTGCTAGACCTGTATATACTTTTTTTTCATATTTTAGAATATTTTCTTGTAATATTTCTATTTTTGCGCTTTTTTCTATATTGTTAAAGATCATTATTTTTCCTTTGCGTGAAAACTTATTTTAATATAGTACTTAAATTTACTAGAATTTGCAGCCTAGGACTCTAGTCATTTTGTTGGATCAACAAGGTTTAATAGTCCATCATGCTTTGGCCCTATTGCATTTCCATTTTCATCCAAGCCAGTTCTGATTCCGTTCATCCAAGTCCAAGGCTGCTCATGAAGTTTCTTCATTTTTGCGTCCCCGTATGATTGACGTTTAGCCATTAATTCTGGTTTATCCCAAAGATTTTCAACTACTACTTCTGCATTTTCTAGGAGATCATTCTTGTAAATATTAAAAAACATAAATGGCATTCCTGCTTCAAATCTAACTGGTTCACCAATCTTGGTTATCTTCCAGTTCATGTTAAATTCATCAGGCCACCAAGAGCTTGGTATAGTAGCGGACAATGGAACAGCTCCATCTATAAAATAATTAGGAGAACCTGTTATCCACGTGTCATAACCATCTTCAGTATTGATGGCCCATCCTGTGGCAAAAGAAATTATTCCTATTATAGAAGGTATTACCACTGGTCTTCCATTCAACAACTCACCCTCTAGAACTCTAGGTGTAGTATTCCCGCCATCCCATTGAACTACTACATCCTGTTGTAAAACTAACTCCCAACCGTTAACATTAGCTGCTGTCATTGGAAGGCACTTGTAAGCATGCTTCTTGTAAGTTTCATCCATCCAGTCTCTTTTAAGTCTAGACTGCTTTATGTCTGGCGGATTTTGATGAGTCTTAGTTAGGGTTATTCTAGTCATCTTAAAGTTTTTTAAGGGTAACTCCAGATTCTTCTTTAGTTTCATCTTGAGAGTTTGCTATTTGATGATATTCTTTATTGTTGTCTTTATAATCAAACATTGTAACTGCTGAATACTTAGTACCTTCAGTCACGGGCATCGCTCCATGGGCAAATATATAAGTTGATGGAAAAAACAGCACATCTCCTTTTTTTGGTTTAAACTTTAGATTGATATAAGGAAACCAGAGTTCTCCACCTTCATAATCATCATTCAGATATACTAAGGAAGAAAGGGTACACGTGTATGAAAAACCGTGATCTGTGTGAACTGAAAAATGTTGTCCAACTTCGTATCTTACAAAGTTGATAGATTCCATAAATTCCATTTTAAAATTATATCTAGCTTCATAATCTGCTAGACACTTTTTTAATATTGCGTCTGTATCATCGTAGATATTTTTAATTTCTTTTAGCTCTTCCGGCAAATTAGGCCAATGAGCTGGGCCTACTTTAAGGTCAACGCAATCTCTATAATCGGGCATAGGTGTGTTGTACCCAACGGTAGCAACATTCCATTTAAAATATTCATGGTCACTATCCTTAAGGGTTTCCTCTAGTCTACCAATAATATTTAGCTCATCTGACATTACGTCTCTATACAAGATGATTCCAAACTTAGGATCTTCTACGTTATAAATTTCCATTTTTTCCTTAGTGTACTTGACTTTTAGTTCTGCTATAATATATCACATAGTGCAAAGTAAATCAAACCAGGTTGGAGCCGCAAAATGGACAAATCCCTAATACAGCCAGGACACTTTGGCAAGGATATTGATAACATAAAATTATACAAAAATTTTGTTGACCTAGAAGATCTTAAAGTTATACAAAAGTTTTTACCTACAATTTCAGAATGGATGGACGCAGGCGAGAATCAGTATGCCGACGATGGCACTTGCGTATATGACGCTTCTTACTGGGCGAATAGACAATGTAGTTGGGATATACTTCAAAGAATAAATATTGATATCTATAATATTATAGAAAAATATATTCAAAAAATGAGAAAATGCTTAGAAGATTCTTTCAAAGTAGCATTGTCAACAAGACCACCGGTGATAATAAAATGGCGTCCAGGGATGGAACAGAGGCCTCATGCTGATAAACAGATGAATGATGGAAGACCTAATCCATTCCCAACATATGATATAAATTCTTTAATTTATTATAACGACGATTTTGAGGGTGGGGAGTTGTATTATCCAGACCACGATCTAATAGTTAAACCTCAACCAGGTTTAGCGGTAGCTCATCCAGGAGACATAAACTACCTTCATGGGGTAAAACCAATTATTTCTGGAGAAAGATATACTACTCCGTCTTTTTATACGATTACAGAATTGAGATAAAATGGATAAGATTCATGTTATTAAAAATATTATAGATAAACAAGATTTAGAACAAATTATATTCTATCTAAAAAATACTACAGTTACAATTGACGAATCTGGCTATTCACCATATGGTGTTTATGCTGGGAATGGCAGCCCTGTTCTTCCTGAGCTATTGGGCAAGTACTATAATGTGTTGAAAGATATTATGGAAACTTCATTTGATTGCAAGGTTTATGATGAGGGAGTAAGTAGTGTAGTAGAAATGAAGGCTGGGGATTCAATGCCAGTTCATCTAGATCATGGATCTGCTCAAAATCAAAGTGTTGGATTAAAAACTGGAGCTGGATATCCATCCAGAGACCTTAGTTCGGTACTTTATTATAATAACGATTATGAGGGTGGGGAAATTTATTTCCCTGAACAAGATTTACTTATTAAACCAGAACCTGGAATGTTTATATGCTTTCCAGCTAAAGATGGGTTTCCTCACCAGGTCAAAGAAATAAAGAGCGGATACCGTTGGTGTTCTACTAACTTTTGGTGCATTAAAAAAGATTAAGCTTGCAAGTCACCTAATGCGACCCAAGTATCTGTAGCTCTTTTTATTAAAGTAACAGAAGACCACTGTGCTCTAAGCTTAAGTCCTGGGGTAGCGTTTATTGTTACTCCACCAGTTGCGGTAATTGTAGTCATTCCTGCTCCTGTTTGAAGTATTGTTATTTGCGTTCCAACGGGAAAAGCTACAGAAGAGTTTAAAGGAACAGTTAAGGTATTAGCTGAAGCATTACTCATTTCTACTAATTTATCTTTGTCCGCCAAGACCAGTGTATAGCTAGCTACTTGAGCGTTAGTTACGACATTAGAAGAAGCAAAGTCTAATGATATTGTTCCATTGCCAACTTGCAATTTCTTATTGGTGCTATCCCAAGAAAGTCTAGCATCTGTTGTAGATGATGTGGTTGAGAGTGTTAGAGTAGGAGTATTGGTTACTGGGCTAGTAAAAGTTTTATTAGTAAAAGTTTCTGTTCCTGCAAGTGTAGCAAGGGTACCTGAAGTTGGAAGAGTTACGTTGGTATTAGCACCTACCGTAAGGGTAGTAGTAAATGCTCCAGATGTTGTAAAGTTTCCACCAAGGGTAATAGTATTAGCACCGTTATTTACTCCTGTACCACCGTAGGTCGATCCAATTAATGTTCCATTCCAAACACCGGTAACTATCGTGCCTAGTGAGGTAATATTAGTTGTTGCCGCATTGACCCAGTTGGTTCCATTATATCTTAAAATTTGAGCAGTTGAAGGACTTGTAATGACAGCATCAGACAAGTCATCCAATGTTACGGTACCTATGCTCCCAGAAGGTCCTGTTGGCCCAGTTGGCCCTGTGGGGCCAGTTGCTCCAGTCGCACCTGCTGGTATGGTAAAGTTAAAGGTAGCAGCGCTTGATGTTCCAGCATTTGTGACGACTACTGAAGATCCAGCTGCTCCTGTTGTTACTGTACCTACAGCTATGGTAGCAGCAGCTCCAGCAGCTCCAGTAGCTCCAGTAGGTCCAGTGGGCCCTGTGGCTCCAGTAGCTCCAGTCGCTCCAACCTCAAGACCCGCTACGGCTATGTAAACAGATACTCTAACTGAACTAGCAGAAGGAGGAGAATCAAAATAAACCGTTATAGTGTTACTGGTAGTAGCTTCCCAGGAGGTTAAAATTAAACCATATGGAGAAGCAGCCTCTCTAACGGTTACACTTACGTCTCTACTACCAAAGTTATGAGTAAGAACAAATGATGTACTAGTTCCATCGCCTATTGTGGCGTTATAAACTGTGCCAGCTAAACTAGCAGCACTAGTAAACTCTACAATAGTATTAGAACTATTTTTATAAAATAACTTTCCATCTGCATAGTTTAATGCTAGCTCGCCATGATCCAGGGTTGTAGGAGCTTGAGTCGGAGTTGAAGATCTTTTTATTTTAATAGTGTTAGACATCTAATTATCCTTTACTTAAACCCTGGTGGGAAATATGGTGGGAAATATGGTGGGAAATAAGGTGGGAAATATGGTGGAAAATATGGTGGGAAGAATGGTGGGAAGAACGGTGGAAAGAATGGTGGAAAGAATGGTGGGAAGAACGGTGGAAAGAATGGTGGAAAGAATGGAGGGAAATAAGGTGGAAAGAACGGTGGAAAGAACGGTGGGAAATAAGGAGAATACTTAGTGTAAGCTACGTCTTCTTTTCTAGGATAAACTGTATTGGCTGCAGGGGATGATGATATGATCTCATCTAGTCTAGTTAAATTGCCACCAGAAGGATCATTCAAGTTGGTATTAGATACAGTTCCGTACGTCAAAGCCCGCTGCTGTGATCTTAGGATCAGCAACAACGGGCTTATCTCCAACTATGTTGGGTACATCATTTTTTCTTGGTCCTGATGAATTTCCACTATTAATAGCCATAATTTAACCTGTTGACAAATAATATATTATATTGATTTGTCATTTCTACTCCATAGATAAAGTGTCAGTTAATTATAGTCCTAGAATGTTCCACCGTCAACTATAAAGCCTTCCAAGGCACTACTGTTTCCATAAAGAGCTCCAGATATTCCAACTCCACCAGTTACAACTAAAGTACCAGTTGTGTAAGATGAAGACGCTGTTGCTGCAGTAAATGTTGTAGCACCGTTTGAGGTTAAGGTAGTGAACCCGCCTGTACCTTTAGTTGTTGCGCCTATATTAGAAGAATCAATTGTCTTATTTGTAAGACTTTCAGATCCAGCTAAAGTAGCAAGAGTTCCAGTTGTTGGAAGAGTTACGGACGTTGTTCCAGTTGAAGTGAAAGTTACTGCATTGGCACCCGACGTCGTTAGGTTACCGCCAAGGGTAATTGTCTTACCAGTGTTTGCAACACCAGTACCACCGTATTGACCAGCGACAACTGTACCGTTCCAGGTACCAGTTGCAATAGTTCCTACAGTTGTAATACTGTCATCACCAGTATACGTTCCACCAGCCACTGCAGCGAGTGTAGAGTTGTAAGCCTGTACATCAGAGCCAATTGCTACTCCAAGGGCTGTACGGGCTCCTGAGGCGGTTGTGGAACCAGTTCCACCGTAGGCAACCCCTACAGCAGTGCCTTGCCATGTTCCAGTTGCGATTGTTCCAACTGAAGTGAGGCTTGATGCCGTTACTCCTGAACCAAGAGTAGTAGCGTTAAGTACGGAAGTTCCTGCAATAAGCAATGACTTACCGGTAACAAGGTCCATATTTTCTGATGAAGTCCATGCGTCAGTTGCGTCAATCCAGTTAAAGGTCTTGTCTGTTGCGCCCTTAAGGGTAAGACCACCACCATCAGCACCTGCGTCTGTTGGGCTTGCGACTGAACCAAGCTCGATGTTCTTATCATCAACCGTGATTGTAGTTGAGTTAATTGTAGTTGTTGTACCATTAACTGTTAGGTCACCCGAAAGAACAAGAGATGTACCAGTAGCAGCACCGATGTTTGGCGTTACAAGTGTTGGCGTATTAGCAAATACTAGAGCACCAGTGCCAGTTTCATCAGATATAATTCCAGCAAGTTCTGACGATGAAGTAGCTGCAAAAGCCGAAAGCTTATTGTTAGTAAGAGCTACTGTACCAGTTGCATCTGGAAGTGTGATTGTTCTATCTGCGGTTGGATCTGTGACAGCAAGTGTTGTCTCATGGGCATCAGCTGTCGCACCTTCAAAAACCACCGAACCGTCATTAAATACTGCTCCAGTAATTACTGGGCTAGTAAGTGTCTTATTGGTAAGTGTTTGAGTATCAGTTGTTCCAACAACATTTCCAGTAACACCATGCACTGAGGTTGTAGCTGATGAGTGAGTAGTAATGTCAGAAGTAAGTGCTACGGTACCTGTTGCATCTGGCAGAGTAATCGTGCGGTCTGCTGTTGGATCTGTGACTGCAAGAGTTGTTTCATGGGCATCAGCTGTTGCACCCTCAAAAACTACTGAACCGTCATTAAATATTGCTCCAGTAATTGTAGGGCTAGTCATTACTGGACTTGTTAAGGTCTTATTGGTAAGGGTCTGAGTATTCGTGGTTCCAACTACTGCACCAGTTGCACCATGTGCTTCTGTCGCTGATGTATGAGTCGAAAGGTTCCCTGCGACTGTTGATGCTGCGCCATATGCATCATAGGTATTTGCCGTTACTGAAATTGCACCTGTAGCATCAGTGTAGGTAAGGCCTGTTCCAACTGCATTTCCAACTGCATCTTGTGCTGCTTCTGTAAAGTCTGTAACTGCACTTGCTGCAATTGAAATATTTGCTGTTCCAGCTGCGGTCAAGCGACCTTGGGCATCTACTGTAAAGGTTGAAACTGCTGTAGCTGAACCATATGAACCAGGAGTTACAGCTGTATCGTCAAGGTTAACTGTAACTGTGTCTATAGCAGAAGCTGCAGAACTTAAGCCAACTCCACCAGAAACCTTGAAGGTATCTCCACTTGAAATTGTTTGACTACTTCCACTATCACCTGCAAATGTTAATCCAGAAAATCCACTAACTGCACCAACTGCTGAATCTACATATGCAGTGGTTGCTACTGCTGTAGAGTTGTTGTTAGCTGTTTTTGTTGTTGCGGTTGCAGAAGAACCAAGAGCTACAGTGCCAGAAAATGTTTTATTTCCAGAAATTGTTTGAGTGCTAGTTAATGTAGCAAATGCACCAGATCCAGCTATAGCTGGAGTGGTCGTTGCAGATCCGCCTGCTCCGCCTGTTCCTTTACCATAGTAGAGAACATCATCAACTTCGTTATATGCAAGTTCTGCATTTTCGAGCGACCCCGGTGCACCGGCAGCACCTGACGCTCTTCTTTTAATTCTGATTGTATTAGCCATTTTAGAAATTTCCCCCATCGGTTAGATTAGTTTCAGCATAGTTGGCCCACTTTGAGCCGTTGTATCGCAAGACATTGCCTGCTGCAACAGAAGTAATAGTAACGTCACTTAATCCGTTTAAAGCTTCTGATGCGGCAATTCTATCTTTAATTGTTAAGTAAGATCCTGCTGGAAGTATTCCCAATACAGTCTGCACGGCCTCTAGCGCATCATTAAGGTTGGCGTGTTGCTCTGCGTGAGGAACTACTCCAGAACTTAAACTATCTGTTGCTGTAGGATTTATAAAATTGTCTAGAGAACTTGGATAACTAGTTGCCATATTGCGTACCTTTATAAAGATATAATTTTACTTGAGCCATTACTCCAGTTTATAGTAATGTCTGTAATCTGATTTATTCCTAAAAATGGTATTCCAGTTGCAGAATCTATGTATGCTAAAAGTCTGGATGTATTGTCACTTCCGGTATCTTTATAGATAACTAATGCATGAAAAGATGTTCCATCATAGTTTGAATGTGTTAAGTTATTAGCATCAAGTACTCCAAGAGTGGATGTTACGCCTGACAACGCACCTGTTCTTAACTTGATGTGTGAGTTTGATATATTAGAAACAAATTGATCTACATTTTGACTTGGGACATAAGATTGTGTTACTAATAAAACTCTTAAGGTATCAGAGGAAACATTAAATTGACCGTTCAATAATGCTTCTTTAGCTTTTCCATATATAAAATTAGACACTTTAGATACCAACATCCTTAGATACAATTATTCTATATTTATATCCGGTTTCATAATAAATTTTTTCCTCTTCGTTATATAGAGGAGTTGCATCATTTGATGGAAAGTCGATATACACTTCTGGTTTCCAAGAGTGCATTAAAACTCTTGCCTGAACCGATTCCCATCTAGATGGAGATTTTTGTATCTTTTTTCTTTGAGCTTTAAAATACTTATTTGATAAAAAGTTAGAAGCTGGTCTTTCATTAAATGTTACTATTACTCGACCATTTCCATAACTATTATCTAGATAAAAATCTCCATTAACTGGATCTATTGACTCTATGTAAAATTTAGGATTTTTAGCCAATATTTGATAACTAATATCTACATCTTTTTTAATTGATTTGTCTTCAATTAAAATTGGTACAAGTTCTGGAGTTTGAAAGAGTTGAGTACTTGGAGTAGAAGAAGTTTTGTATGTAAATTTGACTTTTTCAGAACCTACAATAACACCTGAAGAATCTATTAAGTTAACTACGTCAATGTAATAATCTTGATTATTATCTAATGGCGTTCTCCAGTATAATGTTATTATTCTAGATATTTGGTTGTAATCTTTTATCGTATCTATCAAGACAAAAGGAGCTGCAACCAAAGTTGGCGTAGCCGTATCTTTGTATAATTTAAAGTTTTCATTCTTAAGAGAACTTATTTTTATAGTTCTACCGAATTTAATAGATACACTATAAATATTAACTTGTGCTTGATCAATTAGAAATAGAGCCACTCAACATTCTCCTGTTTATTATTCTTTCATTATAGTAATCATTCCAAACAGAATATGCGAAAGAGGGGCGGAGATTTTACTCTTCCGCCCCTCTTTGCTAGGGATTCGTAACTATAACGTCCCTAAGGATATAGCTCGCACTATTAGATCTGGTTGAAAACCTGAACTTCGTAGTTACGGGCAAGGTTGACATTCTTAGCAACAGTGATTCCTTCACCGTCACCAAGCATTACGATGTCATAACGCTCTTTCATCTTCATCTGACGGATGTCACGACTTGGATCGTCGAACTGGTCGGTGCTCATTTCGTCCTTAACAAGGAGAGTACCAATTTCGTTGCGGTCGATCAAGAAGATGTCCGACTTAGCTAGTGTTGCGCCACTCTTAGCTGTGAAGCTAACAAATGGAGAAACGATTACGTTCAAACCAAGTGGTGCACTTGCATTCAGTCCAGCATCAGCATTTGTGGGACGGTAGCCCCAGCTGGTGTTGACTGCAGATGCAGCGCCACCCATGTGGAAGATAGCATCCTTGAGGAATACTGACCACATCAATGGATGAAGAATGAAATCGGTTGGTATATGCTTTTCAGCCATGAGTACAGCAGCCATGTCAACAACGTCATCCCAACGAATTGTATCGTTGGCAGCTCCGTTGATGCCAAGACCGGTTGTGTCATCATAGGCTGCATCGTCGTTGTCAAAAACAACAGTTGCAGCATCTTTGAAACGGCTCAATGCAATTTGCTCCTTAAGACGTGCCATGGCGCGTCCTGCAGCTCTTACATGGAGACCTACAATGTCCCATAGTGAATCGGCAATAACTTCTTCAGTGAATGAAAGCTTGACACCCTTTTTGGATACCTTACCCTCAATCTGCTTTGCGAAGGCTAATGCCTGCTCTGGATATTCTTGTCCTTCTGGAATCTCAGCTGCTTGGATTGCGTTGACGGCAGGGAACTCCAAAGAGCGCCCCTTGCCTAGGCGAACTACTGAAAGAAGTGGGGTAACCAACAATTGTGGCTCAGCTGCTTCTCTAAGAGTACGAGAGATTACCTTGGGGAAAAGTGCAGCAGCGTCAGCTGAAGCAAATGCTTCCTTAATAGTAACTCTGTTATCTTCGTCAATGTGTCCGTCCTCGGCCAGCGCGGCTTCCCAAGCTGGGAGACCAGAAAGGAGCTCTTGGATTGTTTTGCTCATCTTAGGATTATTCCTTCTGTTAGTGTTTTTCTTTTTTTATTAAATTGTTAAGTTGACGCGGAATGCGCCAATTACGTTGGTAACATCCAAATTGCTACGGATACCAAGCTTGCCTGAGAAAGAACCTGAACGAGTAAGTTCAAATACTGTCTTCAAAGCACCTGGGTCCGAAGGAAGTTGCATGTAGGAAAGCAAGCCATCATCAAAGTTGGTTGCAAACTTTTCTACCTCTATTACCTTACCAACTTGGAGGTAAGAATAAACGTCAGTCGAATTTAAGAAATCCGCTGCTGCTGCCTTTACTGGGCGACCCATTACGTCGGAACGAACAACGTCACCAACGGCAACGGTGTTATTAATTCCACTAACCATTGGATATTCTACATAACCATGAGTAATGAAACCTGCACCCTGTGAAGTACCTTTGTCAAATGGACGGTAAAGATCATACTGTGCAACACCAATTGGAACTGATCTTGCTGGAACTGTAACGCTGTCAGTTGCGCCTGAGCTGTATGCGGGGGTCGCACCTGCAAGCGGATTCCATGCCGTATTGGTCATGTAGTCACCCCAAGCCTTGCCTGAGCTGGTACCGTTAGCTGGAACAACTCTTGCGTCACCATTGGCATCAGCGATTACTGACAAAATGGTTCCCTTAGGAATAACGATCTCAAAACGATCATCTTCACTGTCTGTATACCAGGTTGGAAGACCTGGGTGTGGAAGAAGGTAAGCTGCTGGAGCAATACCCTCGGATACTACGAAACGGCCGGAACCTGTCTTAGTACCTACCTTACGAAATTTAGCTAAACTCATTTAAGTTTCTCCTTAAGATTGTAGTTGTTAGAGTTTACGACGGCCCATTAAAGCGTCTACAAATAATTCTTCTGCAGAATTAACCTTTGACTTTGGAGCTTCAACAATTTCTTCATCCTCTTCAAGAACGTTTTCTTCCTTTTCAGAGATAACGTCACTGACTAGAACTGATTCACTTAGTGCATGAATATTCTTTTTGGCGATTGGAAGCTTAACGAGATCACGCAATGAATCTGCAAGTGAACCTGCTGATCTTGTTACGTGGTCTTTGATGAGCTGTTCTCTATCCTCAACTGATTCAGCACCAACTGTAATCTTGGTGTCTACTACTCTTTCAACCAAAGTACGATGTAGTGCACTTTTGAGCTTTTGATTTTCTTCTTCAAGTAAACGAAGTTTTTTAATTGAATCATCAGCATCTTGCTCAGAGACTACATTATTGTCAGTGAGCTCTACCTTTGAATCTTCATTTACTTTATTTTCTTCAGCGACTTCAGAATTCGTTGATTCAACTGCCTCTAAGGCAAGTTCTTCTACTGATTCTGAAACTACTGCAGATCCTATATTTTTCCAGGATTCATTTCCTGGTTCGCCAACTTCCATTTTTAGGGAAGAGCGAAGTTGCCATGCCCACTTCTTATGCTGATCATCACGCTCAGCAAGGAAGTTCGCAATACCCTGTTCGTTAGCTGTGTTAGCAACTGCAAAAGCTGCCATAACGCTAGCGTTAACTGCATTGTTCTTTTCAAGAATTCCGGAAGCCAAACCCAATGCCTCAGTAATTATCATGTCATCTTTAAATGAAGAGTTCATAACAGACTCAGTTAGTGTTCCTGGGAATGCTTGAATCTTTCTCATGTTTTCTGCAATTCCGTCAACTGAACCAATTGCGTCTTCATAGATATTTGAAAACAATTCATGGTACTCGGTGAAGTCTTCGCCTTCAACGTTCCAATGTGCTCTGTGAGCTGCAAAGTAAAATACAATAGTATCATTAAGAACTTTTTGAAGAGCTACGGCAAGTGAATCGCCTTCTGCTTCTATTATAGTCTTTTCTGACTCTTCAGCCTTAACTGATTCTTCTGCTTCTGGCGCTTTTGTCTCAGGAGCGTCTTTCGCAGAGGTCTCTTCTGATTCTTCTACTATTCCAGAAGCTATATTTGAAAGATCTTCGCTAAGCTCTTCTGCTACTGCAAGGATATTTTCATTTTCTTTAACATCATCCATCTTGTGGGTCTCCTCAGAATTTTTAGTTACAGAATCTTCAACTGATAGTAATGAAGATTTGTTATTATTACCATTTTCACTCTCTTGTAGGGCTAAAGCAGTGAGGAATGCGCCCTTAACATGTAAGTAAACTGGCCTAGATTCTTTCTTCTTCATATTCTTAAATATTGATTCATTTTCCTCAACTGAAATAATATCCTCATTATCCATATGAAGAACGAAAGCGCTACTTTTTGCTACCCAATTTTCTGAGTCAGCTATTGGAGCAGAGCCCTCTTTTGATTTAGGGTTTCTTACTCCAGATCTTTGATCTGCAGGTTGATTCACAAAAGAGTATTCTTTAAATGAAATGTCCTGCATGTCAATATATGAAAGCTTACCCTTGTAGACTTGCCCTCTTTTATATTTAGCGGTTCTTGGTCTGCCGGAAGCGTCTTCTAATGCAAGGTCTTCTCCAGTAATTGAGCAAACAGCTTTTCCAGCACGTCCGCCAACAGAACCTGTAAGATACCTTTTGTCAGCTATCTTTTGCGCTGCAACTGGATCTGTGATTGCTAGTTGCAACCTAACGTAAGGGGAGCCATCTTCCTCTGTATCCATTCTTGCAGCAATGATTCTACCAAGAGGCTCCGAGTTAAGATCATGATTAAGAATGATAGGCTTTGGATAAGGCTCAACCCAAGACTGCAGTGCTTTTTCTAGTTCTGCAGCTGAATAGTTATTGTAGTTAGCAGTTAGTCCGTTCGTGAATAGCAGCAACTTCTATGATGAGGCCGTGCTTTGAATTGAAGGACTCCGAAAAGTCAAGGTCCATTGAATCGAATCTTGGGAGTTCTACTGTAAAATTTTCTACAAAATCAAATGACATTTTGTTCCTTCGATAACTTATTCTTAGTCTATAGTAATTTGTTTTTATAACATTAAACAATTTTATATAAATATATCACACTTTATTATAGTTTTCAAGTGTGATAAAATATCTATCATCACCATTTTTTAAATATTGTTCATACATTTCTGGTCCCATAATATGATTAGCATATATGTAAGATGCTGAATATAGATCGTAGCCTTTTTCTGCAGCTTTTTTACACCAGCCAAGATCTTCACCTTGATGATGCACTTCATAATCTACATTCATGTATAGATCTTTAGACATCATTTTTGCTGCCATTATAACGTCAGATTTAAAATAAGAGCCTAATGGATAGCTTTCTTTTCTATAGGCATTGTCTCCGGTTTCTGATCTCCATGTCATTACACTTGGGAACATTGTTCCAGTAGGAGTCATGAACATCAGTGGACTTACACCATCGGCTCCATTTTTTATATGAGCAATTAAAAATTCGATTGTATTAGGATTTTCTAATAAGATATCAGAATCAAGACTAAAATAATAATCTGGCTGATGTATTCTAACTCTATCTAAAATAGAATTTCTTAATGAAACCATATTATGATATTTGGATATTGTCCACTGCCTACTATTGGGCGCGTGTTCAAAATGGGGAATATCTGCTCGTTCATTTATTTCAAATAAAGGTATTCTTTTATCTAGATTCTTCCAAGTGTGCAAAGAATGAATAGTCTCATAATCGCCTGGAGAAACTTCAAATATAAAACCTATATTAGATATATCAACAGATTGTCTAAGTAAACATTTTATCCAATGGTGAAGGATCCAATTTCTTTTATAAATTGGACAACCTATAATTATCTTCATAACTATTTTTCTTCGGCGTCTACTTTTTTCTCTTCAGCTTTTACTTTTTGAGCTGGCTTAGCTTCAGGCTTAACTTCTTCTTCTACTTTGCTTTCAATAAGTTTTACTTCTGCTACTTTTTGTGGAGTAGCCTCTGACTCGTCTTCGCTAAGTGCTTCAACTATAGCGCTTACGGTTTCGTCAAGTTCTTCAATTTTATTAATCATACCTACTAGTACATCCATTAAAACCTCTAAAGAAAGTCTTGTCTGACCATTGTTGATAACTGTTTCCAGTAACTCAAAGGCATCTTCCGTATTAGTGTAGGGCAACTTAATATTTGTTTTAAAATCAATTGTCATTATTCACATCTTTCTGTATCTCTACATGATCATCTTCATTAGTATACACCACATTATTGTCATCTGCCAATAGGTTTTCTATTGTTGAAAGCCAAGACAGATCTGACCTTCTAATATCAGGAGATGTTTTTCTACCCTGTTGATTAGCCGGTCTTACAACGTTGCCTGGACCTTTTCTTTTGTTAGGCAGATTTACTTGACCCTTTGTTGCTGGAGTTTGTTTGTCGGAGTTGTCTTTATTTTGACCTGGCTGACTTGCTGTTGGATTCAATTTAGCTTGTGCTTTAGATATGTCTATTTGATTTTGAGCTTGAAGAGCGGGGAATAAGTTTTCCATATCTACATCAGAGTCCATCCCCATTAACTGCCTAGTTTCTTCTAAGGTTATAACTGAATTGGTAAACTTTTGTATTATATGTGCTTCTTTTTTAACCTGAGTGTCTACGTCAATTTCATTAAATTTAAAATAACAACGGTCAGATATTCCAGTCTCCATTGGATTTGTAACTGGGTTAAATCCACCCTCAAATAAAAGCTCATTAAATATGTGAACTCTTACAAGGTCTGCAAACAATTTTTGAAATTGCTTAATCTTATCATAAAGGGCTGTATCTAGTCTGTCGGTCACAGATCTATTACCACCATTCATAACCATGCCAAGGTGATGAGGTGCTAGACCCAAACCTACTGCAACTCTTTCCTTAAAATGTTCAAGGTATGGTGCGGCATTTAGAACTGCATCTTGTGAACCTATTACTTCTATGTCATGCCTAAATGGAAGTATTAAGCCGCCTTCAGCTCTAAGATTTTCTATTTCTAAAGCTGCTTTTTCTATTTCTTCTGGCTCTGCTGGTTGTTCTGCAGTTCCAATTCTATACTTGTAAAGAGGGAAAAGTTCTCTGTGGATTAAGTTTTGGATGTCTTCTTCTATTTGCCTTAGAGCAACAATGTCATCTAATGTTGCGCTAAGATAAGGAGTTCCAAATGCACGACCAGTTTTTCTATCTATATGAAAATGTATAACTCTCTCTGCAGGCCAAACTGGATCTCGATCAGTTGGAGCATAGGTCAGAGGGTTGGTTCTCTGCATATATTTTTTAGGTCTGTTGTGCTTATCTCTAAGTATTCTAACCTGCTCAGTTGGAATTAAATAATACCCTATAACAGGTTCGTTAGCCCCAACCGGAGTAAGATTATCTGGATAAAACTCATTTAATCCACCCCTAGCTTTTACGATAAAAGCATTACCAAATTTAAATAACTGTTCAGAAACTTCTAATAAAAAATCCAAGAATGGTCTTTTCATGGCCATTTCCATGTAGTCTATTCTTTGGTATAAGTAAGAGACAGCCTCAGGGTTTTCCCCAACTATCTTCCAACCCTCTTTCCAAAAAAGCTCTTTATACTTATTGATAGCTTGTCTAACATAGGAATCTGTATCTACTGCCTGCATGATTCTATCAAAATCATATGGAGAAGGTTCAAAGTTGCTCCTGCCGGTGTAATAGTAGTTTGTGCCCTGATACCCCAAAGCCAAGGCAGCTACCTTCATGGTGGTGCCGAGAGTCTTTACTTCGTCTCCACTTATTGTTTTGGCTACAAAGTTATTTTTGGGGAAATCTTCTATATTGCGAAAAGGCAAATATCTTGATAGTGGCATTATCTACTCCGTTATTAAACTATAATAAAATAGTACTTATTTGTATATATTTTTATAAGTTACGCTTCTGGATTTACTCCAGCCATACTAAAAGCCTTCTTAATAATCAAATCTTTTACAGCCTCAATCCAAAAAATTGTTTCTGCTTCGCTAAAATCACTTCTATAAGAAAGGTTTTTTTCACTAATCTTAATCTCAACCAAAAGTTCCTTTGGTGATTCTGTCTCTACAATTTCTTTATTTTCTACTTCTTTTTCTTTCATCTTATACTTCTTTCTTTGTATCTTTTTTTGTCTGACTCTCTAATGCAAGAGTTAAATTCATGTTCAACTGTCTAATTATTGCTTCTTTTACAATAAGATCATTTGTTAGTTGTGTAACTTTTTCTTTAAAAACTTCAATTATAATATTGATGTCTAGACCATTTTCTTGCATCAAACTCTCCTGTATTTTACTTGGTTAAAAACTATTATATACTAATTCTAGAGAAATATCAAGATTAATAATAACCGGTGTCAGACTGATATGTTTCTGGAGACCATTCTCTTTCAAGTATCTGAATATCCCTAATAGAAGCCCTGTATCCACTGAGCAATGTTCCACCAGCTGTTACTCTGTCTCTATCCCAAATATAAAGTCTCATGAAATATTTTCTTCCAGAACTCTGAGTAAGGTTAGGGAAGTTGTATTCATCCCAAGCTCCTGTGCCCACATAACTTGAAGTACCCCAATATTTTAAGCCCATTACTGTACTAGTGCCTTGCCAAATTGTAGTTCCACTAGAATTATTTAAACCTATGTGTAATGAATAACTTTGAGCATAGCCTGATCTTATTCTTATCTTTAATAATTCAGTATAATACTTTGAACCATCTTTGCCAGATTCCCCACCAAACTGTTCACCTTGAACATAAGGCATTTGTGTATCTGTAGTGGGGTCTCCAACACCTATGTAAGAAGTCGATATCCACGCTGTAGTGGCATCTCCGTCTCCGACATTTTCTCCAACATAAGCTCCATAATGGGAACTTGCAATAATTGTATTGTTATAACCAAAATTAAGCCAACTATCTGTATATATTTGTCTTTCATCATATATGGCTTGTGAACTATAATTTAATGTAGTGATAGTACTTATGGAGCCGGCTATTTCGTCATCACTATTGTCTACTGAAATTAATCTTACTTTATACGCAGTATTTCTTATAAGTCCAGTAAACTCATATTCCAAAAGAGTAGATGTAGTAACTAAATCAAAATTATCACTAGTATCTATCAAATTATTTGCAGAGTCTAATAATTCGTAATAGCAATATTGATTATTTCCCAAGCCATTGTAATAAAGAGCACAAGATATACTTCTAGTTACATCGTTTAAAGAACCCGTTGCTGCATCTATATCCGACTGCAGTACAGCGAAATCAGTACTAGACCAACCATCTCTACCGTTAGTCAAGGTTGGAGCTCCAGGGGTTGGTGGAAGAGTGTATTCGGAAACTGAGTCGTCAGCAACATTGCCTCCTGTATCTTCCACTCTAACAAGTAGATTGTATTCGCTTCCTGGAGCCAATGACGCAAAGGTGTATGATCTTAATGATGAGTTAGTTGAATCAACCCAAGAAGATCCTCCATTGCTAGAAAATCTCCACCTATAGTAGTCAGGAGGAATAGTGTCAAAATCCCAACTTACAGTTAATGATGTTTGGGTTCTTGAATCTACAGTTATGTTATACGGAGCATCTGGTGGAACACTATCCGTAGTCATTAGTTGTATTGCTTGAGCAGTTTTACCAGCGCCGTCAACTATCCTAACGCCAATATAATAAGATGCCCCTTCGTTTAATCCTGTTATAGTTTTTTCTCTTAAAAATCTATTTGTATCATCTCCTGTCCAGGTCGAACCATTATCTTTAGTGAATTGCCATTTTACAAAATCAAATGGAACCTCGTCATCATTTCCAGATGTCCAGGTTAAAGTAATTTGCCTTTCATCTGGAGCATAATCAGTAATTATTGGAGCTGGAGGAACTCTGTTCCAGGCTTGTGTCCATGTTGTTTCTCCAGTTTTTACATAAACAATTTCAGCTTTTGACCAAACATCTTCTTCTGTTTGAATGGAAAAGTTAGAAGAATTATTTTCAGAAGTTTGCGACCATGTAGATGCTCCCGTTTTAACCCAAATACCCTTAGCCATGTTTACCCTAGTAAGCTATCCAGATATCGCCAATTTGACCAGTTCCAGATGGTGGAGCCTGACCATTTGACAACCATACAGATCTTGGATTTGGTGCACCATTATAGTTTCCGCCTACTGAAATAATACCACCGCTAGATCCAGATGACCCTACTGATATAGTATTTACCTTTAAGTTTCCATCTGAATCTAGTGAAAAGTTTGCATCTGCTGGATTTTTTGCCCCAGACCAAATTCTGTAGGATGTTGCCCCGACATCTGTCGTATCATAAAAACTAATTGTTGGAAATGAAGGAGAAGTAAAGGTATATAAATTTTGTAAATTATTATTGTGTACTTCATTTATATTCTGATCTTCACCAAATATTGCAAGAATAATCCTATCTCCAGGTAGGGGGTCACCTTCTACTGCAGTACCTGATACTAAGGTCCATTCATTTTCTGAAACAAATTGAACCGTAAACTTTTTTCCATTAAATGGAACCAAAGTTGAAATAAACCCATCTAAAGTTATTAAAGTGTTTGACAATAAATCTGGATCAACTTGAACAGCAGCGGGGAGTTGTGACCTATTTATTTTTAAATAAACTGTAGAAAAATTTTGATCATAAACATTAAATTCATCATCGATTAAAATGGATACAATATTTACTTGTGAACTAACTCCTGTAAAAAAAACATTTCCAGATACAAGTCCAATAGTATCTTCTCCTGAGCCAGAAATTAAAATTCCATCATTACCAAATAACCAACCATCGTTACCTCCTATCCAACCTCTGTTCGCTTGGATTTCTCCAGTTACAGATAAGCCAGCTTGAGGGTCCAAGGACAACGCACTTTGTATGCTAAAAAATCCTTTTGCGTCCGCATAAAAGCTAGTGTATTGAGTTGACCAACTGGGGTATTCATTTCCAGCTACAATACTTATTAAGTCA